CTTTTAACTACTCTAGGAGGTGTTACCCCCCCATGCGTTGCCCTTAGGCAACGTTAGCCCATCCCTTCTTGATTGACATCGAGAAGGGCAGAACGATGTACGATGGGTCACCAAAAGGTGGCGAAACATTGTTTCGCAACAATCTGGGCCAGCCGTCAAGAAACGACCTCCTTCGGCTAAAAACTAGCTTAGGAAGGAAGTACTCGACCCGCTGGTACTTTCTGTTGAATCGCCGCCGAAACAAAGGTCTGTTTAAGGCCTCTGCTTGGAGCGGGTCATTCACGACTCTACATGGAAACGATGATCGAAGAGTACCATACGGAATTCTTCCATAGGTACACTCAATCATCCACCATATATAGTCACTTGCAAACTTATAAGGACCCTTGCTTAATGAATTAGCAAGAGCACAATAGGATTGCAAGGCAGAACCATCATATTGTTGACCCGACCACAATTTCTTTAACCGGAGAGGAGTAACTTCAACACCTTTAAAGGCATCGAGGCCACAACTTTCACGGAAAGAGCCTGTGACACAAGACTTGGATGAGTTGACCATAAGGCCAACGGACTCAAGACCTTGTATGCTCAGCGCGGCCCATTCTGTAGGAACGACAATGTCGTCCCCATAGACGAAGACGCGCCTGCCCACTTTCTCTAGTGGCAGATTCTTACCGATAATTACTGCGGAAACAATTACAACCCAGAAGATATACGCTTCGACGGGAAAGCACAAAGCTGAACCCATCGGCGCAAATTTTCTGAGTGGAATCACTCTCCCATCAGGGAGCTTAGTTTCCGTCGTACGCGAGGCTTCTAAGGCTCGGAGGAGTTCTGGAGTCTTTGTAAAAACTCCACGAACAAGTCCAAGTGAAACCCTGTCTGACGCATCTTTGAGATCAAGGGTAGCATAGCTATGACTAGCAGAACTAGTCTTGGCAAGGCCACGATTGATGTCTTGATTTGTGAAGTTGACACGAAATCTAGTATACGTCGATACGTATTCCAGATGACGGGCCAACTTCCGGCCCAAACCCTGCTGAATCCACTGGTATTCCAGTGGCTCGCAGGAGATGAGTCGCGGACCGCGAGAATCCTTTGGCACAAGTACAACTTTCGCGCAACCGCTTTCAAGGCGCTTGAGGGAAGTGTACCAAGCCAGACGATCAGTAAGTTCTCGAGCCCCGCCTGTGACATAATAGTCATAGTAGGGGAAAACCTGATGAATAGCATTGAACAGTCTGGAGAATCTCCATTTCTGATCAAATCTTTCACCAGTCGCCACTGCTCCTGGTCCATGTCGCGGTAGAATGTCTCTATGGTTAAACCCATGGAAAACCTTCTCAGTGATAATCTTTGCCAAAGACAAAATTTCGATGGCAAGAGGATCATCAAGAACTGGAAGTTCTAAATCAGTCTTAATGAAGGAATCGATTACTCGATCCTCATCAGAACTGGTATAAGGAACTTCCAGCTTATACGCGAAATAGAGTATCTGTCGAAGATGTTTAACAGCTTCGGCAGATGCTTGGACTAGAAGAAAACCATGTTCATCAAAAACCTGCTTAAAATATACCTGCAGGAATGCAGGCGTATTTGCGTTCGAATGGGAGGCTTTAAACCCCTCAGGAACGTTGAAGCAGCCACTCACTAAACCTTGATCAAGAGCCTTTCCCAGTTTTGGGAGAGTCTTGGTCAAGAAAGCGAGTCCCTCTTTAAAGACTCTTGACCGCAAGGTCAAAAGGTCTCTAGATAGGGATTTTACTTCTGATGAATATAGCTCAAGTGGATCGCTCCGAATCAGCTGCGAATGCAGGCGGATGTAAAACACATCCTCTTGGCTTTTCAGGACACCCTTTAACAAGGCGAACCTCCAAGGCCAAACTTGCCAACACAGCATGATCTAGGCTGTGTGTCACCCGAAGGTGATCGTCTACCTAGTCCTTTGTAAAGGGACTAGAATCCAAAGGGGGAAGCCATTAAGACTCTCCTCTCAGGATCGCATCAAGAGTCGGCGTAGTAGCCGTCCCAGTATACGTACCGTCTGTAAGAAGATCCAGCATATTGGAAACAATATCATGGATCGAAACAGCGGTAACGGCGACGTCGCGCGGAACAGTCAACGTAAAGTTGGCGTTCAGCACGACGGGACTGAGAGTGCCAGCAAGCGTCTTATTCAGTTGAATAAGATGCCTGTCGACGACATTAGGAATCTTACCAGACACGGAATGCTTTATTGAGAGCAGACCGGGTAGGGCAAGAGTACTAGCGACGTCGATGCGACGAGTTCCCGTAGTGTCTTGAGAGACAAGACGGTAAACAACGTCCGCACCAGCGGCAGTCTTGAGCGTTAGATCAGACGATAGCATTTCGGCACCTCACACTAATAGGCAAACCTACTCATCATACATTATGAAAGTAAGAATGTCTATACTAGGCAGCAAATCACCCTAGCGACGTCTCTGTTCGAGCATCGCCAAGGCAAGCATCTGCTGTTCCGGAGATAACAACTGGTTTGCGATAAGCAAACTAGTTGCTGGATAACCCCCGCGTCGGGAATACGCTCTTATAGAAACAGTGCCAAGAGGCGAAACCTGTCTAGGTAGCCCCGTAACAGCTGTTTCTGTTACTTGATCAACAGTGTAGATGGCCTCGGATCGTACCGAATAGCCAACATCACTGACATTGTAAGTTCCGCCAAAAGGCTGAACCTGCAGCTGATCAAGCACCTTACCAACGTGGAAAAACCAATCGACTACGAACGAATATGGAATTGCATTCCATAAAACGCGAATAGGTCGATTTAGTCCCGCGCTGGCAGCAAGAGCCTTCATCGTCGTAAGAGCGCCTTCAAGGTCATCAAGATCTTGAAAGAGCTTAGCTCCTATATGGAACTCAGCCTTTGCGCTCCTCCGTGTGAAAACCACGTCGAGGCCTCTAAAAGAATTAGAAGGATCGACATAGCTCCTCGTAAAACTGAACGGTGTATCAAAAACAACCGTCCGATTAAACGAAAGAGAGCTAGCTTTCCCTTGTTGTTGAAGAAGATGTTTTATCCTCTTATCAACAGCGGGAAGGAGGTTAACAATAGCTTTCATGTCAGAGACGAATGGCTGAACGCCAAACTTCCAGGCAAGAAAGTTATTTGCCACGGTCTTTGAGACACCGGATTTAGATATGGAAGGTATCATACTTTTCATATCCTTAAGCTCATACAAAAAGTTAGCAAGGCTAACAGTTGTAGGAACTTGGGAAGTGAATTGCGTCAAAGCATCCACTCCCCATCCGCTCAAAGTAGACGAATCAATTTCCTGTAACCATGGCCAATCGATGTAACTTTGCATGCTATCAACTGGGAAGTAAATTCCTTTCGTATCGAAAGAAATTAGACCTCCATCAATTGGTTGAGCTTGCCAAGAAACATAATCACTCATTTTATGAGTGATTGTTCTGTGATCAACGGGATTAAACTTCCCGCGTGCCCCAACAACGTCATTGATAAATTCAAGACGCTGAGGGAATACACGAAACGAACTAGGGAATACCGACAGATCTAAGGGCTTAGAAGTAAGACCGGAATGATCCGGGTTACTAAAAAGTATCCTTGGAACTGGTGATAAAACCGGGTTCGAACGATCATAAGAAACTCGAAAACGATCCATGGTGGGGTACTCCTAAAATACACTCCTTTGAGCATATTTATTAGAG